CTTAAAGCTAAGGGTTTGAGACCGTGAGTTCCAACCGCCTCTTCTAAACAGTAATGTAACAACATAGTATCTTCCCAATCAGGAAATATAAAATTAAGTTCATATTCCATAAAACCCATATCAAACTTTGCATTGTGAAAAATGCACTTTCTAGTTTTAAATAATTCTTGAAACCACCCATGAAGTTTATTAACAACATCGATAGATACATATAAACCTTGATTGGCTTTTGTTGAGATAGCAATCCCTAATATTGAACCAGTATACGGAGATACTGAACTGGTCTCAATATCAACAACAAGAGTTTTTGCTGATTTTAAACATTCTTTGTACGGGTCTAATTGTGCCTCAGTCTCTATATGCATATAATCTTTCTCTTCTTGTTTACCCATACTTTCATCGTTTAGTATTGGTGTAATTTTGCTAAATGCTTTTTTTATTTCATCTTCCATCTGTGGTTTTACAATAGCCATATTTGGGTGCACTATGGGCATATACTTCTTTTCCAAATGAACACCGTTGTATTTGGTTATCCCAGTTATACCAGTTACATACTTTAGAGCATCAGCACCAACAGGGCATATCAACTTATACTTATCTAAAATAGACATTTCTAAATCAATATCTTTTTTAAGTATTTTTTCTTTCGAACCAGAACTTAGATATTGTATGTCATACTCTGTATCTTTTAAATATCTTCCTACTATCTTGTCTGCGTTTTTTTCTGCTGCTGAAGCAAAAACAAAACATAAATTACTCATCTATTATCTCCGTTATTTGTCTAGCTGTGTAAGCGCTTAATGTCCATCCTAAATGTCCATGTCCTGTATTGTACCAAACATTTGGGCATTTGCCAACTTTAACTATTGGCATCATGTTGGGTGTCATAGGTCTTAATCCAGCCCAAGGTTTGTAGTCTCGTAGTTCTAATTTTGGGAAATATTTTCTAACCCAATTCATTAAAGGAGTGATTCTATCAATTCTAATATCTCTGTTTTGACCGTTAAACTCTGCTGTTCCTGCTACTCTTAGTCTATCGCCCAAGGTAGATGTAACAATTTTAGCTTCATCATCTAATATAGATACTTTTGGTGCGAGCTCTTCTTGACCTTTTATATTTATACTTACAGAGTAACCTTTAACAGGGTATATAGGAATATTATCGCCTAATTCTTTACCGATCTTTCTTGAGTATACACCACCACATATTACTAAGCCTTCATAGTGTAAATCATTTTTATGTCTGTCAGTAAGTCTCCATCGTTTTTTATTATAACTTAAACCGACACAAGCTTTATTATACCAATCTATTCTAGTGTCATATCTAAATTTTACACCCATAGTTTCACATTTTTTTGCTAAATTCACACAAAACTTGTGTATATCTCCAACTGCATCATACCCTGTCCACATTCCGCCAACACAATTTTCGATATTAATTTTAGGCTCTTTTAACTTCATCATGTTTGGATTAATCTCTGTACGACTAAGACCACCAACTTTATATAATTCATTAACTTTTCTAGCTTGGGCTAAGTCTTTTTCATTTTTATAAATATGCATGATACCACAATCACTTTGATCATATTCTATATCTGCAAACTCAGTTCTCATAAGATGAATAGATTCCATAGCCATACGTGTAGTTTCTATTGTGTTTTCTTTTGCAAATTTAATATTATTCATAAACTGAACTAACCATTTGTATTTAGAAAAATCAAAATCATATCTCATTTTCAAAGGTGCATCTCTTTTAAATGACCACATTATTCCTTTTCTAACATTTGCCCAGGAGTTCCAAACCTCTGCATTTGAAGATGATAGTTGACCCCCATTTGCATGAGAGGCTAACATCGCTGGGTAAGGGTTTGCATCGATTACTGTAACTTCATGTCCTGACTTTTTCAAAAAGTATGCTGTTGTGATACCAGTTACACCTGCACCAATAACTGCTAGTTTCATTTTAAAGCTGCCTCCGCTATGTCTTTTGTTATGTCACCAGGGTCATGACCAACTGGTAATTTTATAATCCTTGAATAAATATTTTTTGAATCTAATAATGATTGTATCTTTTCAGCAGCCATTTGTCCAGGAGCATCTGGATCCATCATGATGTCAACACGATTTACACCAATTTTATCTACTAGATCAAGTTTATTTCTACCGAAGTTCTGTGCACCAAATATGGCAAGAGTGTTTTTATAACCAAGTTGCCACATATTTAGCATATCAAATAACCCTTCAACTAAGATTATATAATTTGTATTCTTAACTTTGTCTAAAGGAAATAGAATGTTGCCAACTTTTCCTTTTTTAGGTCTACGAAAATATTTTGGTTGTGATCTTACACTACCCATGTATCTGCCTTCAATAAATTTTAATTTACCAAATTGATATATCGGCACACATAAATAATTATGTAGTTGTAATTCTTCGGTTGTAAACGCTAAAAACTCTTTCAGCACTGATGCTTTTATATTTTTAAACTCGCCTATAAACGCTTGTCTTGTTTTAGGTAGTTTTACCTCATCAAACTCTATTATCGCTTTTATCTTATTTTTTAATTTTTGTATCTTAAAAGGTTGTTTACTCTCAACAGGTATTCTTGTAACTTCACCAATGCTTTCTAAAAACTTTGTTACACCACCGCTAAAACCACAACTCCAACAATGAAAGACATTTTTTTCGAGTGAGTATGATAATGAAGGCGATTTATCATCATGCAACCCGCTCGTGCATGATATAAGAATCTCACTAGGGTTGTTTGTGTTTCTATGCTCTATACCTCTTTTGAGTAATATTTCTTTTAAATCCATTATACCTGTGCCTTGATTATAAATTTATCAGGATTAGCCATGTATAAATTACCCGATGCAATAGTTCTATTATCTTCGTTTCCTTTTGTAAAGTGTTCAAGCCTACCTGGAAATATAATTAAATCATTTGGTTTTACTGTGATTTCATACTCAAACAACTCATTACAAAAAATTATTTGAGTAAATTCATCTTGAACTGATAAATACCAAACAAATGAAAGAGAATCCCAAGTTGTAAAATGATGATGTCTTGTTGCAATACTTTCTTTATTATACCAAGCAACCCAAAAATCTTCCAAAGATAAATGATGATTATAAGTTGTTTTATTCATTGTTTGTATTCCATCATGCAAATGTTTAAATAACTCAGGTAATATTTCAGTGTTACAATCTTTTTGCAGGTGAAATTTCCAACCCGTTCTACCAGTCAAGGATCTTAAATTATCGTGTTGAGTTATAACTTCTTTGTGATTGACTGCTATTTCAAGGATTCTTTTTCTCATCCAATCAGGTAATGTCATTTTACACAAGTCTATGTTTAAAGGTATAGTTACAACTGATTTTGTATTTAGTCTTTTTGTTAGTGACATCACACCCACCTTTTATTATTAAGTAAAAAACGTTTTGCTTTATTCATTAGTAGTTGTTGATTTTTATCCAAAAGATTTGTAAATCTAATCAACTTTAAATATAGATCCCAAACTTTCTGCTTTTTTTCTCTATCCATATGCTCATTTGCAGAAAGTGATTGAAGTAAATTTTTTATTCTAGTGTCTATTATGTTCATACGTCTCGTGCTCCCTCACCTTTATCTGTTCCAAATTTCGCTGCTGCATGAGGTTTTTCGTTAATAACATTCGACTGTGTAGGATCTATTTTTACACAAGGCCAGTTCATGTATACATCAAAACTCATGTGTTTTCCATTTCTAATTTTTGTAGTATGTATTGTAATTTTGTTATTTAATTGTCTATCCTCCTCCTCTGCTGGAGGAAAAAAGTTAAAACTTCTATCAGCAGAATCAAGTATACCTTTTGCGAATCTGGCCTCTCCTGTTGCATCTATTTGATAGGGGGATATCATGGTCAAATCATATTTTCTTGAGAGTGATTTTAAATTTTCTGCGATAATTATCTGTGTCTGCCAGTTTTTTTGATCGTCATGTTTTACAATATTTACATAATCAACTACAGCAAGATTATAATTAGGATATTTTGAGCTAAACATATTACAATAGTGATCTATACGATTTAATGTTAGTGATTCATCATCAATCATAAACAATCTATGATCCGTCATTTGAGGTTTTTCAACTTTAATTTTATGCTCAAAGGCTTTAAAGTCCTTTGTGTATTCTAATTCTTTTATCAACTTATCTATTTGTTCTGAGGGTTTGTAAAAGTGCTTGAACTTGGCTTTTGCCATTTGTATTTTTTGAGCAGCTGTTGTCTGATTTCTAAATATATCTAAGAAAGGAACTTCGCTAATTATTGACAGCACTCTATCATAAACTTCTTTATATCTCATCTCTATTGTGAAAAATGCTACAGTATTACCTTCTAAAAATCTATTTAAAGCCATGTTTAATGATATTATAGATTTACCAGATCCTCTTCTTCCACCTAACAAGACAAGTTCTTGAGTTGCAAAACCTCCATTTATAGCGTCAAACTCAGCACTTAGCCCAGAAGGAAATATTTTAAAATCATCTTCTGATGGAAAAAAATCTAGCTCACCAATATCATATAACTCATCGTTGTATGGAATGGCTTGATTAAGATGTAGTAAGTGATTTTGAAACTTATCGACTATTTCAACTTTTTCTAGATCGTCAAGTTGATCTACAAATTTATCCATAAAATGAATTGTTTCATCTCGGATATAAAAATCTTGTAATTGTGCAACAAGAAATTCATCCTGTATTTCAGGACATATATTTTCTTCATTAACTATCTGATTTTCAATGTACTCTTGAAGTCCTACATCTTTTCTTAAACTTAATATTTCATTTGTGCTTGGCAATCTCATGTTAGCTTTGTAAAAAGATTTTATCTTTTCAAACATAACCAAATTGATACCAGTAAAATATTGGTTTAACAGACGCGAATAGAGATCATTGCTCTGCGTGTCTAACAATCTACGCAAAGTTAATTTTTGTAAATCAATTGCCATTCATTACTCTTACGGGATAAAGTTGATCGCGGTTTATATTTGAGTAACCACCATGATCTCCACTTCTGTAGATCAAGTAGCTTTCTCTTCCAGTTTCTTCAATAATTTTACTAATTTTATCACGATGATGCAAGAAAGCATCAAGTTTAAATTTAGGAGAGGTATCTGATTGTCTCATCCAGTATATCTCATAATGCACTCCAGCTTGAGGCTCAAAATACCTACCTGCCATTCCAGTTTTAGGGTCTGGATTAAAAGGAACTAAGTCAATATACTTTTGATATCCATCCTCCCACTCTTCAAGATATTCTTCATCATATACCTCTTTTACAATAGCAAAACAATTTTCTTTAGCTAAAAATACTTTGTCACCTTTCTTAAATCTAACCTCTAAGTCCTGCACAACATGTTCAACATTGGCGGGTTTATTTTTGCCTCTTGCCCTCAAAGGGACATTCATCTCAATTAGTATTTTTTTGATCCTAGCCGCACTAATGTAAAATTGCTCAGCTAACTTACTTTGAGCCTCACCGTTTAAATATGACTCAGCGATAGATTTCTTTTCCTCAAGAGAAAACTTTTTCACTCTTGCCTTAGCTTTTAGATCGGCTATTCTTTTATTTTTTTCGTGAAAATCATTTATGATAGTGTCTAATCTTTTAGTGTTGTAAGCAATTCCTATATGCTCGCACACTTGCTTTTTTGTTTTATTAACTTTAAGCATCCATATAGCTTGTCTAATTTTAGCTTCAGGGATATCAACTTTTGTATTGGTTCTTGCCATGTCTATACACTCCTCTAGTATTTAGATTATACTAAAAAGTCAACAATTTAGCAAGATTAATGTGTTATGAGATCGTCATCGGTGAAGTACATTTCATTAATTACATTTCTAACTAAACCCGTATGTGTGTATGTAACTAAAAACTTTTCGTTAAAAAATCTGTTACTTCTGTAAAGTTTTTCTACATAAAAACTTGATAAGTAATTTTCTAGTAACTGATTGTACCTTATGTCGTGTTCTTTTATCGATGGGTAATGTCGTTTGATTAAAGCGCAAAAGTATGTGTTTTTTTGTTGAAGAGGTAAACTTAATACCCAATCTAGGTCTTCATCTGTAATGTTTGATAAAATTAAGTCGTTTTTGGTCATTTTTTAAGACAAAAAAAAAGAGAGAGCTAACTCTCTCTTTTTCGTTGAGTTAGCCTTGAACAGCTTTTGGAGTGTAGTCAGCACACGCTAAACCACGTCTTGTAAGAACTGTTTTAACACCTCTTACAGTTTTATCAAAATGAGAAGCAATATCTTCTACACTTTGATCAAGCATGTCTTCAATGCCCTCATAAGGATCACTCTTAGAAGTCTTTTTATCTCTCTGTGGAGCTTTAAGACCCATTGAAAGTAACTTACCTCTGATAGAGTTTGCAGTTCTTCCAATCTTATCAGCGATCTCTTCTAAGTATGCACCACTTTCGACCATCTCTGAGATAATGGACTCATCTTCTTCAGAGTATGTTCTTGGGGTGACTTTTTTCTCAGCTGGCTTCACATGTGAAGTCATTTCTAATGATAATGCTTTACCATTGATTTGTCTTGCAGTGAATTTACCATCTGCAAATTGCTGAGAAATTTCTTCAGCAGTAAGATTACCTGAATTTTCTTGTAAAAATGCAGATAATGCCTCGGTCTCTTCTGCTGAGAACACAGGAGCAGCTCCTGGCTTTTTAGGCACGTCATAGCCTAACTTTCTTAATTTAGCTGTAACTGATCTTCTTGGAAAATCAAAGTCAGCCATTAAAGACTCGATAATGTCTTCAGTAACGCCGTTTGCAGCTGCACTATGCATTGCATCGACCATATCGTCAGTGTATTCAAATTTTGACATATTCTGTTCCTCTCGAACTTCTGTTAATGTTGCATTTCAAGAAGCCTTGTTTACTTCTTGACTTTATATAAAGAGTATATCTAAGAAATATATTACAAGCAATCATAATTTGACTTATTGTGCTTAGATGGTCACGAATAATTCTATTAAAAATTACCACTTAACACATCTTTTTTGCTTGACCAGTAATCTATGATGGTCACACCTAGCTTTTGAGCACGAGTGTGTTTTGAACTACCCGAATCACCTGCTATAAGTGCATAACAATCTTTTGTTACGGTGCTTGTATTTTTAAATCCTAGAGGCTCTAAGATGCTCACAAGTTCATTGCGAGTCATATCCAACTTGCCAGTGATGCAAACTTTTTTAATATTTTGAGATACGTCTTCAACCATTACTTCTTGCTCAAGTTGTAATGGTAATGTATGTACCCATTCTTCGTTTTCATCTAACCAAGCGAGTATAGATTCTTTTGTGCGAGGACCAATCCCTTTGATCTCTGCATATTCTATGTCTCTCAGATTTCTAAATGCTGATATGTGTGGCACAATTAACTTAGCACCACCATTACCAACTCCTTCTATGCCGAGAGCTGCTAAAACCGTTTGATAAGGTTTTGTTTTTGTTCTTTCAATCTCTGTTTCTACTTTTTTGCCATTGGCTCCAAGTATATCCCAATTTGGGTTTTGATATAAGTCTACAGGATGAGTGAAACCCATTTTCTTGATTGATGCAGGGCCTAATCCTTTTATTTGCATTGTTCTAATAAAGTATTCTAAAAACTTTACTGAATCACCTTGCCCATTTTTTGTCATCAACCTAGGGCCATCTCTTACAACTGCTTGTCCTATTGCTTTTTCTGCATCTTCTAAAGTTATTTTTGTATTGTGCTTGGAGTGTTCAACAACATTTATAAACTTTGGAATTACACCCCCTGCTCTCTCAATTGTGATTGTGTCTCCGAGACCTAAGTTGTGTTCCTCAATAAAATCCATGTTGTGTAAAGTTACTCGTGATATTGTGGCATCATCCAAAACTACAGGATCAACAATACCCGTCGGGTTTACTGCCCCAGTTCTACCTATAGTCCATACTACGTCTTGCAACGTAGTTGTAGCAGTAAGTGTACCTGCCTCTTTTAAGGCAAGTGCAAACTTTGGATACTTAGATGTGTAACCTAAGTTTTGTGATTTTTTGTAACTGTTACACCTATACACAATACCGTCTGTAGGATATTTTTTAGCTCTATCTTCTAACGCAGTAAAGAATCCCATATTTTTAAGAATAGTCATACGAGGCATATAATCCATCTCTACTCCTAACCAATCATGGGCAACAAAGTTTATATTTCTTTTTTGAAATTCAAGTGGGTCGTCAAGTCCTAATGCACCACTTACATAGTTTCTAAAATTTTCTACTTCATTATCTGTTACACATTCTCCATTAACAACCACCTCTGGAAAATCTGTGTCAATTCTAGCAGGAGCATTTTTGAGAAACTCAACAAGATGAGTTACATCTGTTCCATGCTCACCATTACCTCTTGTTAGCGCTAGCTTTAATTTTCCGTTTGTGTAAATAAGTGATAAGTTTGTTCCATCAATTTTAGGAGTTTCTACATCCATCCAACCATCTACTTCTTCTTTGTCATAAACTTTTTGAAGTGAGTATAACTTGTGTGGATGAGCAACTTTACCTGCAGCTCCGCCAACCTTGTCTGTGGGAGAGTCATGATCTTTCCAACCTTGTGCTGATTCTATGGCTTGTAATTTATCATAAAGCTGATCGTACTCTGCATCAGTGATCTCAGGTGCTGACAAGTCATAGTAAAGATTGTTATGTTTTAAAATTATGTTTTTAAGTTGTTTGTAATTCATATTTAGATAATATAAGAAAATTAAGCATTAAGAAAGTTCTAATTAAAATCTGTAAGTGTGTTATCATCTAAATATTTAAGGTATTTTGTTTTATCCTCTTGAAAATAGTAAGTGATAAGTATCTTTTGAGTTTGTTCGCACTTAAAAGATTCAGAAGGAGTTATTAAATCATTGCTGATAACTTTTGCACAAAGACTTACTATAAAAATTAAGGTTTCTAAATCACTCATCAATCTTTTTTTCTAATTGCACAAGAAGATCATTTAAATACCATTTTGCCTTAGCTAAATCTTCTCTTTGTTTTCTTAAGTCTTTATGCTTTAAATTATATCTAGTAACGTACTTTATCACGTTACCTTGAGCATAGCTCATGTCATAAGAATTTATATATTCAGAGGTTTCAATACCTTTATTATAATGTGGTGGGTGGTTTACCATATCTTCTGTAATACTTCTATTTTTATTTATTTGTTTTATTACATCGTCTGAGAGATACACCTCATGCTCATCTTTTCCATATTGAATAAACGGTTCTTTATCTTTTCTTGCCATACCAAACTCTCTCCTATAAACAGTTTTTCCTTTATCAGGTGATTCATAAATATACTTTTTTTTCATTTCTGATTCTCTCATCTTCCAAAGCATCCATTCGTAATATCGTTCAGGCTCTTCATCAAAGTAATCATTCATTGACAAATTCTTTTATCATTGGAAATATTGGTTCAATAACTTTTGCACAGTCCCTAGCGACAACCATGTGCTCTTTTTGGGTGCCATGTCCACTACGTAGTTCAATGTAATGAACCCATGATCTTAAAGATCCTTGCATGTAAAGTCTAGTTTTAGTGTTACCTTCTGCTAAAACTACTCTAGCTTGCTCTTTTGCTATACCATTTCTAATAGCCCAGTTGTAAATTTCGTGAGAACGTTTTACTAATTCTTCTTGAAAATGTAACCAATATGTGTTTAGATCATTATCTTCTTCCAAGTCTATACTATTTTGCCTGTTTTTGTTATCCTGCAATCTAGCCTCACGAGGAACAAACATATCACCCATTTCTTCGGGATTAGCATATCTTTGACTAAACTCTTGAAAAGCAAAACTTCTGTGTCTAACTATTTGATGTGCGATATCTCTAGTTGTTGTTATCTCTAAACACGCAGAGGCCATTTCAAGTGGAGACCAATGCCCATGTTTAATTAAATATCTTATTAGTTTTTCACTTGTTTGTTTATTGTTTTGGTT